CACACAGTGAGCTGGCCCGGGAAAAGAGCGTCTAACGCTCTATCGCATAGCCCTTGCACCATACGGATGACCTTATGGGGTCCGTACAGCACCCGGGATTTATGCGACCCACGCCTGCTAGCGTGGAAAAACCCAGGCTCCATTTTCAAATGGAACCATGTGTACACACAATTATTAGTCAATGTAAACACACAGTAAGACCCCAGAAGATCACGGTACATCAGGTACCGTAAAATCAAGCAGAAGAAAATCTGCCGTCGCTGGGAAATAAGGCTCAAGAGTAGCAGCTGTCACGGGATCCGTGAGCGCCTTCTTGAGCGTGTAATCGCCCTCCATGATATTTGAAACCATGGGTAGTGGCGAAGTGGCCGGCACATAATTATCGCAAAAGAAAACTTTCACATATGCAACGGCGTACCACTCACCTGTCGAAGGCGACAGAAATGAGCGGAAGAAAATCTGCGAGTCAGGCGTAATCGTCTGAACAAGCAGTGCGGTGGTTGTGGGTTGCGCAGGCAACGGGCCATACGCAACGCGATACATCTGGATTTTGTATCCCGTCCCAGTGACAACGGGTTGTGACAACGATATTACACGCGGCGCATTGAACGGCAAAGGTCTAAACTCAGGCTTAACGATGCTGGGCGGAACCTCCGCAATGGGCGGCAACAACATGTTATCGTCATCACCAGATTGCTCCTCCAACACGTCTAGCTCATCCGCGGCCAAAACAAGCGGTAAAACTTGAGCTCCAGAGTACGTGCACGGCAGCGGACCCAGATACATGCCCAAGACAGCATCATCAGCGGCGGCGCTAAAAATAGCACCAGTCGCCTGAGTGATGGTACTCGGCAATGTCATCGTAAGGGTACACCACACGTACGGCTCAGGAATGCTAGTATTGTCCGTATTGCTGGTATATGCGGAGTTGTCAAAATTTGCCATTCCCTCAGTCTGAGTGGTGTTCAGCAACTGCTTACGCCACGCATAAGGGGAAAAGCGTGGGCCGCTGGGGTAGTGAGGAAAAACACAACCACCTTGGCCCTTCATAGACACGACGGGCGGGAAAGTAATGCGACTAGCCAGCGAAATTGCGGTGTTACGCCTGAGGGTAAAATCTAAATCAGGCAAGTCCGAAAACTGTACCCAATAAGCAGATTTGCCCCTTGCAAAAGCGTAGCATCCTGCAATCATTGCTGACATAGAAGACTGAAACTTATCATCAGCCTCAGCAGCCCCATCATTCTGGTACCACCATGGACGCAAACTAATGCGCGTGTGAGTGGCATCGAAGGTGTAATTGTTCCACACTGGAATCATCATGAGTTGCTTCACAGAAGTGAAACGCTCACCCACGGTAACCTCAGCAATGGAAGAATTATATCCATCCGATCCACCAGACTGTTCAACAACAGTCGTAACGCCACGCGACGTCCAAAACGCATTCTGCAAACTAGCAAATTCGAAATCCTTATCGCCGCACACTTCAACTAGAAACGGAACAGATGTGGACGTGACGGTAGATGAAACGAGCGGGTCCATAACGCGAATAGAAATGGTGCCAATGCTCGTGATGCCAACATTCGTAGGAAGTGTCGTGCACCACGGGACATCTGATATGAAGGGCACATCAAACTCAAACGTATTGCCATCTCGCAAATCAAAGAGTTTGGTGTACCCAGTAGGCTGCATGGGGTTGCCAGTGCTGGTGGCTCCCTTAGCAGCATCAGGACTGCCATAAGGGACAAACTCCACCATCACACGTCCACCATGCATCTTAGTCTTGGCAAAGGTAAAGCGAAATCGCGTGCCACCACGCCAATATCGGAAAAACCCAGACCAATACGCTAGATGCGTTGGCAAGACACCAGCAGTAGCCGTCAACAGGCCTGCCGTGGTAATCGGTTTATTTGCTTTCTTACTCACGGAAGTTGCTTGAAAATAATAACACGCTGGAGTAATGTTTGTCCACCACAGCAAAGCACCATGTGCATCTGTCGTGGAAATGGAACCAACAGCCAACTGTCCGTACTGGGAAGTCAAAAACTTCAAATCCATCTCATCCACCTCCGTAGAAGCTAAAGTTGGGTCTGCCTTAACACTATTTGCGTTAAACGGGCCTAACGTGGGCAATATGGAGGGAACATCGACGTTGAAATGATTGACATGCGCCATCTGGACCATAGCCGAAGGAGGAGTCTGAACGGTGGGTTTGGAAAATCCCATGGAAAAAGCAGTCTTCGAAACACTATCAGTGAACCACGCAAGCGGACGCGTAAACGGGCGAAGTGAGGAAAATTCACCTAGGGCCTTGACCACACCCCCTGCCTTGCGCACAGGACCGGATATAGGGCCTTCAGCAGCGACTTCCTCACCACCAGCCTGCAACACAGTAGCTGAATACGCAGCGGGTCTCACGCCAGAAAGCGTGAGGTCCTCAAGATGCATATACAGCTTGTACTGAGGAACAGTACCCGAACCTGCGGACACGGGCAAAACCGCGTTGATAGACACAGTGCCAAAATTGGCCGTGTTATCAACACGGATAGCATCGTTAAACCACAGGAACGGCATACGCAACACTACAGTAGTCTGCGAAGCAACGTCCAACAAAACGTGAGGTATGTTAGTGCACAAAGCACTCTTTGCCTGTCGATCATATCCATACGCAAAAGCCGGATTGAAGCTCAAACACAAAAGACCCTGAGCAAAAGGTGTCGTTCCAATCTGAAGCGTGAAAACAGGGCGAAAGCGGCACAAAGCCGCGTTCGCAACCCTTCCCGTACCACCTGCGCCCCACAAAGCCCACAAATTAGCAACAGACACATTGTATTTGTCAATTTGAGTGCGAGTGGTCGGCAAAGTGCCAGTCTTAAGCAGCACGGGACGCGTGAAGAACTCAGAAGCACTAACAAAACTATCAGCAGAATTAAAGGTAGAAAAGTTAGACGCAACGTCAACACGCGCACAAGCCTCAGCCTGGAAGGTGGTCTGACCAGTACTCTCTGTACCGTGTATTTCCAGACCTTGAGCGGCGGAACACAGATTCGCCGTATCGCGCCCTTCCTGCGCAGATGTTACAACCTCATCAGTAGTTTTAGTAAACATAGTGACACAATTTATACGAGCAACCTTCTGCGTCATCGAGTTGCAAGCGTCTTGTTCTCAGTTTTAGGTCTCGAGTAGTACGACCCGGTATTATCCCTCTCTCAAAACACCATGTCAAGACAAACATTTCATGGTGGAATGCGGTATATAGACCTACCACGGAGAGTCCATGTGGGAAACGTGGTCGCGCGTGGCAACGCGGTCCACAGGAAGGGCAGGTGTCACACCAATCTCAGCACGAATGGCCTCGATAATTGGCATGTACCTGTCCCAGACCTCCACAGGATGAAGTGAGAGCTCACGCTGGGCTGCATCTAGATCATCAGCTGTTTGCGCAATCTGCTGTGCACGCCCCCGGGCCTTAGTCCAGTACGTGCTACGCAGGCAGCTATCCAGCTCAAGTGGTGCGTACCAACGATCACCCTCAAGCCTAAACCCTCGCTTCAAAAAGCTGAGGGAAGCCAAGGGAACCGTACTACGAAGCGTGCCATCCTTTTGTGAGCTCGTATACTCGTACCCAAACAGCCGCTTCACTGCGTTCGCCACAGTCGCCTGGTTGTAAACGGGGGCAACAGAGTCGTCCACGTTCACGATATTGTCATCTCCGTACGTAATGGCGTGACACTTCTGCCAGAAATCTGACACAGTACCAGTCGTATACTGGTATGCTGAAACTAACACGACCAAGCAATACATGGAGTTAACAATCGTAGTGAACGGGTGTCCACTGGGCATACCCTTTGTCCACACGTACAGCGTGTCACAAAGAGGCTCGAGACCACCAAGGTGCCTCGAGTTCACAAGATCCCTCCAAAGGACCTCACGAATACGCGCGTTCTCTGGGCCATCGTCATAACCAGCGATTGATGTAACGAAGAAGAGCGTCATGCACCTCGGGCGACTCGCCAGCGTCGTACGCTGCAAAGTCACCATCGAAGCACTTGTCGCCGTGAAGCTGCATATTGTATGCCACGCGATCCCACTCAGAGTACGGGTTGACACCAGGTGCCATACCAGAGTCAACACGTGTCTTAAACACGGCTGACTGGAAGGCACCAAAGTACATGCGCCACGCAATGACGTAGTCGAGGGCAGCGCTCGAAATTAAGCGCGTATCGCCAACATCGACCTTGGCATGCTTGCGAGTCTCGTCCTTGAGGAAGTCACGGTAAACGTGTGCAAGACGCACGCCATTTGCCGCTTCAGCAATCACATTCTCAACGCGCGCGCGCAAGGCAATAGCACGTTGTGTGGTCAAGTCAAAGGTGTCACTCGTCCCAAAGAAGTCGCTCTTGCCAACACCGTGGCTGTCCAGGACATATGGAAATCCTGGCGAAGTACCACGCGTGACCGAACGAATCTCGAGCTCGGGAACGCCCTGAACACCTTCCTCGAAGGACAAAAGCCGGCGAGTAGAGGCGCGGGTCAAGGCAGTAAAACGCGACATGGCGATATGAGTCACCACGTCAAGGTTTTGCACATCAGCACCAACATCAAGCTGAGCATATTTGTGCAAAGCCTTGGCCATGGGGTAGATTCTCTCGCCATCTTCTCCAACAAACGGACGAAGCATTGCGGGCCGCTTATGGTTCTCGCCAAAACGCTCAAACGTAATATGGTTGCGCACCAATTTGGTCTGAACTGGGCTAGAGACAGCACTCGAAGAAGCACCAAGCAGCATAAAGCTACCTGTGTTGAGGCGCTCATCACCACCAGTCTGTAGCTCGAAGCCCTGGCGCTTGGCATCCTCCTCAAAATCATCCCTAATGGCCTTGAAATGATCAAGACCACGAGCGACCATCTCCTGGGTTACGACCGCGGCAATGCCGCGACCAATGCCAGGATTGGCACCGAAGTGGATGCCCAATGCCACAGCGCCTCCCGAACGCGAGGTGTCATCAAGACATACAATACCACCACAATCGCCTTGGCGCATGGGTGCAAAGTACTCAAGATGCCGGCTAACCGACTTCTCGACTCCGTCCACGTCATACGCGTACGGCTTGAGGTGAACGCCCACCTTGGACACGAAGCGTACGTGTTCAATCTGAGCGCTCTCGGCCCGCGCCACGTCTATCGTGACAGAAGAGTTGCCAATGTTACGCAGCGAGGACTCGGCAATCCAGTACTTCCGAACTTCCTTGCGGGCTATGATATATGGTTCATAATTCACCATTATCAAGTCCGTGTCAAGGTAGTCGAACGCCGCTTTGGTCATCGTCACCCACCTACCGTGAGGAATTTCACGGTGTAACTCGGGGTTGGCGGTAGACACAAAGCGAACATACGAACGTGCCGTAGGAATGACGCGCTTAGCGACAAAGTTGACGTAGTGTCGGGGGTGAATGCACACCCCTGAACTAATGGCCACGCAATGGCCAATCATGTCAGTCTTCATCACCTTATCGTCGTCATTATAAGCCACGAGGTACATCTTGTACATATTGCGGTACAATTTGTACGGAACAACATCGTCTGGGTGTTGTGGTACCTTTGGTGCCACAGCATCGCTCGTGCACTTAAGCTCGCCGACCTGCTCCTCAATACGCGCATTCTTGAAAACGCCAAGTGTACGCGCAACGCCGCCAATCGCCTCGAAAAGCGCAGACAATGCTGCCTTAAGAACGACAAACGCGCCAATAAACGCGAGCACGGTCAGAGGTGGAACGGCACAAAACGTGCCTGCAGCACACTTAAAAGTGTGGTCCAAAGCCTTCTGAACGCAATCAAGCGTCTTGAGGTGTTGTGTGCAAAGACCTTTCCACAAGCGGCTAGCCAAACGCGCCACGCGAGCATGGAGCGCCTCAGCCGGGACAGGAACGGCCTTAACATAACTCTCAAAGTCGGGATCAAGCTCGTCATACTTATCGCACGACGACTCGTCGCCAGACTGTTCCTGCACTCGCGGCTTGGCGCAAAGCGCATCCACAAAGGAAGACATAGTTGATATATCTTGCCCGTGGTTGGCGATCTTGCTGCGCATCTCATTGCAGCACCGCTCCACGTAATCACGCAAAGGATAGCGATGATTCGAAGTCTCACCAGTCAAGAAGTTATGAGCAGCGACGTCCCACATGTACCACGGATAGGCATCCATGCCCACCTTATCGCGACACTTGGCAAACTCGGCGTCGAACTTAACGACGTCAAGAAAGCCCGTGGTTAGTGCATACTCAGGCTTCAAGAACAGCTTGACAGAATTGCGCAAGCGGCGCGCAACGGCCTCGACACAAGTGACGAGGTTAGCGGCCTCAGCAGCAATGCTCTCAAGGTTAGTACTCAAGATCACAGCTTTGCTGTTGAAGAAGATACGACCTTTGGACTCAAGATCTGCCATGTCCAAGGGCATACTCCAACAACTAATGGCACGGATCAACATATAGTAGTCATTCTCCTTCATTGCCACGGTTGACTTCTCTTGAAAAGCGTCGTCCGTGATAAGGATGGCTTGACCACAGTATCCGGCCCAAAACTTGCTGGGTCCTTTCTGAAACATTTGGGCAGCGACATCATTAATGTCAGCGTCCTCTGGAAGAATGCCGCCCAATTTCAGGAGGGCGGCTGCCATTGCTACCGTTAGTTTACTCTTGCCAATGCCCGGTGCGCCAATGAGGCCCATGAGCAAAGGCTCCATACGGTAGTTGTTGCGCGCGCTAATGGCGCCACGGATGGGCAAAGCCATAGTGTTGAGGAGATCCAAATGACGAACAATCTCTCGATTGACGTCATTGACATCACGCCAACGCTTCTTATGCTCCCATCCCTCAGCGGTCAGGCGCATGAGTGTATCAATGTTGACAGGGTCCATATCGATCTTTGATGTCCTGTACAAAGCGGAAAAAGCATCAACAGATGCGTACCACTGAGCCAGTGACGTCTTATGCCGACGAACAAAGTCAACACGCTTACCAAACATGCGCAAGACAACGTTCAGAGCACCTTGTACCACCTCCAAAAAGGTGGTAATAGGTTCATCTGCACGCGCTACCTTGTCCACACCAGACAAACCGGCACCAAGCTCCTTAATAGCCCACATGGGCAAGCGCGCACGATTGCGCACGCCTTGACCCACAAGAACGGCGAGGAGTATGGCGCTAAGCGGCTTGCCAACGCCTGCTTGTTCCTCAAACGCCTCTGGCTTGTTGTCCTGGAGGCAATTAAGCCAAGCAAGACCTGGAATGACCAGTGAAAGCCAAGAGCAAACGCTCAAGAAACTGCTCATGCCGCCCTCGCAATTGCGGGAGACGGTCTTAAAGAGCCAGAAGACGAGTGCAGCTGACGCCATAAGGAAACTCTTCTTGCGAAGACTCTCCCATGCCTTAGCTACGCCACGGGCAAAAGACTCAACGTGGGTGCCAAGGGCACGAAGGCCCTTAAGTCCACGTGAGACCTTACCAACAGCAACAGCCGACAATATGGCGGCCACAGCAACAGATGCAAGCTTGGCAAAGCCTTGCTCTTCCAAATCAGGTGCAGCGAAAGCACGGGCCTCATACTTGAGGTCTCGCGCGAGCGCAATCGCCGCAGCACGCTCAGCCTTAGTCAATTGAGCCATAGAGCTGAGCTTGCGTGCGGCCGCACGCCGCTGAAGGATCTCACGGTGGTGCCTCAAAGCCGACTTGTCCTCAAGAGGATCAAGGGACTTAAAGCGAGCCACACGCGGAGCCTTCTGGGAAGCATTCTTAAGCCTCACCAAATCAAAGGCAGCCGTGCACGCGTCGCCATCCTCGCCAGCTTGCTCTTCAAAGCGAAGCTTACGATTTCGCCGCCATGCGGCGCGACGAGCACGTCTCCTTACTACGCGACGCCATTCATCCGCTATCCTTGCACGCTCAACCATAAAGTTCCACAATCCAATAGGATCATGTTTAAAGCTAAAGAAAAGCTTGTACTTGACAAGCACGAAAGCACGAACGTTATGGGGGAGATAGTTTGGCATGATTGCAGATAAAACAAGAACGTTGTGTCTTGTAGTTGTGTCTGTGTCGTGGTTTATGCCCTCTTAAGCCCTGGGCGAAAGGCTTTCCCATTTCTGGGCCCTAATCCACACTAAGTGATATGCCTTAGCCCAAGATATTTCTTCCATCATCGCAAGTATTAGAACACTACAACACAACCGAAGTCAGGGCCGTAGCGCTGAGCCGCATCTCACAAATGCGACCGGTTATAGTGAACTAAGTGACTGCTAGGAGTACTCGTCAAGGGTTATCTCACACCACCCAAGGCAACCAACACTAGGTCGCGCGTCTTGTATTTGTTTTTGAAATATTCTTTTAAGATCCAAAAGAAGGATCGAGCAGTAAAGCTCCGTCTCTCGTTCGTTAAATAGTTTCTCTCAAATGTTTTGTGCTTAAACCGTACGACTATATACAACGTACTGGCGCACAATCATAGAAAATGACGGTGGGGGGGAAATGGACCAGTTTATCGAGGACTGGCAAACGCTCCCGTATCGCTGGAGTGCGGTAAAAGACTCTGGTAGATCAGATCAAAAGCAGAAAGCGTATCAAAGCGCCTTTCCTCGCATAGCGAGTTGGCTACAAAATGACACGATTTCATTCCGAAGCTCTGTTTTGGCGCCTCTCCCGAGATGTGGATCTCTGGTTAGCTACAACCCACAGAAACCTGCGGACTGTCCACTTAAGACCTTGGCGCTTCCGGC